TGCAAATTCAGCAACACCATCTGGTCGTTCAGTTGCAGAAATACCTAGAGGAAACTTATTTCCACCAAATATAACTTCATTAAGTTGTCCATAAGCAGCTAAGGTTTTAGTTTTAGGAATTTTTACGAAAACTCTAGACTTTTCATCAGTTCTCATATTACGAGCAATATTAACAATACCTCTGTAATCTTCATAGGCTGTTAACATTCTTTTTTCTGTAGGAAAACGAGCAGTTTTAGCTCGTTCATAACGAGATAATACTAGTTGTACTACAGCAGGGACATTAATATCTAACTTATCTTGCTCTATACGTGCCTTTTTAATGTCTTCTGGCTCTATTCCCTCAAGAGGACCAGCATATAGTGTTTCAATTGCCATAAAGGATTAATATACTAACCCACTATGCATTTTCTTAGGAGGATAAGATCTATCTAACGAAAAATCAGCGTGCTTACGCTTAAATTCTGCATCAGACTGTGCTGGCTTACCGCCAGAAGATTTAACAGTTAGAACTTCTCTTGAACCACCATCACCTAATGCTCTGGTAGTAGACATTCTATAATCATATCCTGGCTTCATATCAGAATTAAATGAACCCATTTTACGACCATCATTAATTTTAAAATACATATTATTTTCCTTTTAATTTAATCATATTTTTCTTTTTATTATATTTATAAAAAGAAAATGGTTTAGGAGCGGATAGCCTACATACGTTTAATATCTTTTTTAGTTGATTTCTTAGTATCAGATTTTAAATTGCCTGACTTTTGAAGAGTAGAAGTAGCAATTGCAAAGGCAGACTTTTTTGATTTTCCTTTTGCTATTAATTGTTTAACTAATCTATCTAAAATTTTAGGCATTTTTAATATCCAAAATTGGAATCAACATACTTTGGCTGTTCTGCTTGATAAATAAATCTTTTTTCATCGGGATATAAAGAAACACTTGGACGACTACTTAATCCGTATCTTAGTGAATCATATAAGTGATCTTCAATAAAATTAGTATCTACATCTTCAGGCTTATTAGGGTCTAATGGTAAAATAGGTAATGTACGGATTAAATTTCTACAATTAGAAAATATAATTACACCAGGTTTTTCAGTATAAGTATCATGTTTTAATCGTCTATGAACTTCTGATTTTCCTCTTATTCGACTTCCTGGCCCTTTATCAGCCTTGTTCCATCGAACGCCTTCTTTAATCATTGTCTCTGCAATACTTGGACCTCTTTGTCCTCTTTGAGCCCAACTTTCGTTATCTAATGGGCCGGTTAGAATGCCGGGATCATCCCACTCCATATCAATAATTCTACCTGCTAATGCTTCCCCATCAAGTCCCTTTTCATAGAGTTCACGGTAGATATATACAGTACCTTCAGAAGAAACAGCATACCAAAGTACAGCACTAGGAGCGACATATCCATAATCACAAGACCGAAAACGCTTCCAATTAGCAGGAATATCAAAAGGCTCAATAACATGGATATTTTTATCAAACTCTGGGAAAGCTGTATCTTCAGTTACATCCCAATCTCCCTCTAATAGTCGTCTGCGTTGTACTTCAGGTAAGGATGAAAGCATTGCCAGATATTCTGGCGAACGCATTAAGTAAGGATTATCAGATAATTTCGCAGGAATAAATCTTCTTTTGAAAATAGGTTTCCCACGTAATTTCTCATCAACATATTCACTAATGGGAAAAGTAAGAATTTGATCTGTATCAATATCTCTTGCCCAAAATGCAGTATTATACGAGGCAGGAGAAATAAACATCTTTTTAACCCATGCACCACCAACTCCACCAGGATTTGTAGTAGCTCTCATATACGTTTCAATACTAGTATCAGTTGTACGTAATCGAGAACGAAGATAATTCCATACAAATGGAGTAGCATAATGGGTTAGTTCATCAATTCCAATCCAAGTAAAAGCCTGTCCTTGATATCTATGAACATCGGAGTCATTTTCTACGAAGCTCATTAAGATGATGGCGCCTGATGGAAATATCCATCTAGATTTTTGTTGATTCCATTTAGCGCCAGGATATGCTTTCCTGTATAGTTCTTGAGATTTGTCTATAAGTTCCTGAAGTTCAGGCATACTCTTACGGACTAATAGTGCTTTATGATTAGAGTTATAAACGTATCTAAGTGGGTCAGCTAACATCGCAAAGCTTTTTCCGCCACCTGCTGCACCACCATATAAAACTTCTTTTTCAGATGATGCTAGAAACTCTTCTTGTGCGCCTGGATTTGCTTTAAAGGCAATATCAACTTCTTCTTCATCAATAATCATTCTGGCTACAGGTGTTGAAGCATTAATCTCTTCTCCTGTAACTACATATCCAGTTTTACTTTCACCAGATATTTTCTTTGAAAAAGAATCAGCAACTTCTTTCTTTTTCTTAGCTGCCTCTTGTTTCTTTTTAGCTATATCTGCTAATTTATTAGCATTCTCAGCATTATCTTTAGCTCTTTTAGCTGCTCTATTTGCTGCTATCTTAGCTCTTTCCCTAGAACTATATTGATACTTACGTTTCTTTCTAGTTTCTAAGGGAGCTTCTGGTAAATTTTCTGTCATAGAAATTGTGTGGGAGTTTTATCTCCCACACTTATTTAACTTGTAATATTTTCTTCAGCCCAAGTAATACTAACTCCAAGTGAAACAGTTGTAGTAGCAACCTGATTCATTAGAGAAAGTACTCCACCGGGAGGTACAATAATACTACCATCAACCCTATCTTCAGACATACCTTGGGGTTGAGTAATAGCAGTACTCGCTCCAGCGGCATTTAAAATAGTAATAGGAGAAGGTCGTAGAATTACTATTGATGTAGCAAGACCAGTAAGTGCAGTACTCATAGCAAAAACTTTAGCAATTGAACCAGAAGCAGCTAAAGTAGAACAATTAATAGGAGTACTACCAGTTGAAATAGATGTTTCAGTTAATCCTTTATACCATATAAAACCTCCCGGAGCTACAGCAGAATCTGCTAATGTAGTAGCTACAACTGTAGCATTAAGTACAACTAAATTTTTTCCGGTACCAACATCATTCCAAAGACCAACTACAGGTTTAGAAGTAGCAGTCAGCCCCGTAGCAACTGCATTAGCTGCTACAAGGGCTGTGTTGCTGATACCGAATGTATACACATTTCCGTTAACATTAGCATCATAATATGGTGCGAATGATTGACTTGTTCGAGAAATAGCGTTTTGCATTCCAGTACTCATATTATATTTCCTTATTTAAAGTGGGAATAAATAGACCCCAAAGGAAACAAATACTACTCCAAGTACTACTCCTACCCAAAAAACTTTATTATTTAACAATTCCATCATTTAATTATCCTTTATAATTATAATTATACTATTATTGTGTTGCGGGTCGATTGCCAGCAAAGTAAATGTAGTCTACTGATAGATCAGTATTAGTTTGTGCGTCAACTGCTGAATCCATTCCAATAAACGGAATAAGCAAGGATGTAGTAGCAACTGCTGTGGCAACCGTATTTGTAAGAACACCATTAACATAAAAACGAGCATCGCCATCTTCATCAACTTCAATGCGTAAAGTATAGTATTTATCTGCTGTCGTAGTAACGCCGGTTGACGTTTCGGCAGCAGATGCACCAATTGTACCTGCATTTTCAGATGAAACCTGCCATACAGTATTGGCAGTAGCATCAAAATCAAATAAGAACAGTGCAACATTGGTTACGGTTAGGCCACCATCTGCAACTGTACCACTATTGGCAAGATGGAGCAGATTTTCTGCACTTTCCGCAAGTTTATCAGATAAACCAACATTAATAGTACAGCCAGTAACATGACTAGTAGAAACTCGGGCTTCCATAACAGTAGTACCAAGACTTACCAAAGAACCCTTAGAAAGAAGAATTAAGCTAAGGACACTAGCATCGTTGCTACCGTCACCATCACCAGATCCTATAACAATTTTACCTTCTGGTACACCAGCAGTTGTTGCTGCAACAGTAGCATCACCATCACTACCAGCAAAAGCAATCCAAGTATCAGGTACAACACCAGTTAATGCAATAGCTGCCGAGGTGAAATCATCAAAGACTTCAAAATGTGATTCTCTAGTAGGTAAATTCTTAGTATGATCAACATACCACTGAGTAGCACTAGTTGCAGCAAAGGATGCAGTCTGTCGTGGAGCAAGGTAAAATGCTGTATCCTCTGAAATCTCATTAATATTATCATTACCGCCGCTCACAGGGTAAACTAAAAGAGCGTAATTTAAATTATCATTTACAATAGTATACGGACCACGATTAGTATCCGCAGCAGGGAGTGCAACTCCAGCAGCGCCTGTGGCTCCTGTAACAACATTATGAAAAGCTGTAAGTGCAGTAGCATCACTAGCGGAAGTACCAGCAGCAGCTACAACTTTTACAGCGTCACGATCTAAACCCGCAGGATCGACTCTTAACACATACGCTTCATGCGGGTCAACAGAAATACTCGCCATATTAAATCTCCTTATTGTTCATTTCTAAAAGCAGGACTTAGATGAATAAGACGTTCCATTCTATTAAATTGTTCATCCATATAATTCTTTAAATTATCTAAATCCCTATTTGTTACATAATCTTGAGCTACCTCAACCATTATGCTTGCTGTTGCTCGCTCTAAATGTAGAAGCCAGCCGCCTGTACCACCCACAACTAATAATAATCCACCTACCACAAGATTTTTAATTATAGAAGATAAATTACCATAAAACATTAATAAGACCTTTTTATTATTTTTTGTATGCCTCGTGGGGTAAGTTTACGGCTCGTATGAGCTTCAACGTATTTGGTCAATGTTCGTAAACTTTGAGACTCTTTCATTAGTCTAACTTCATCTACTATTTTTTTCTCTTCTGGATTTTCAATAAGTAAATGTTCATTATTTGGATGCAATTGAAACCCAAAAGGGATAGTAGAAGAAGTTCTACTCCTTGTCTTCGTTGTCATTTTTATCTTTACTAGGTAAAAGAACTACACCAGAACCGCCATCAATACTAATATTCAAACGATCCTTTTTAACTACACCAACACGATCTAAAATATCCTTAGCTGTATCTAAATTAATTTTTTCATTAGGATTTTTCCCTTCACTTGAAAGAGATTTAATAAGAGTATTTACAGCTTGGGCACCGTGTAAAACTAATTTATGTTCAATTAAATCTAAAAAGTATTCTTTATATTTTCGTATAAGTTCATACCCATACTTATGAGCATATCCTACTTCAAGGGCAGCTTCAGTTATAGAGTTACCATCTAAAACTAAATTAAAAAAGTCTTTTTGTGTTTCATTCTCAGGTATTTTAAAAGTCATTACTTTTTCATTCTAGCATTTTTAGTTCTTTTGAAACTACGATTTTTGTATTTACTTTGTGCTTTAATATTTGAAGAATTATTATTCTTCGGATTATTATTATTATGCGCTACATCTTTACCATCATCTTTTTTAACAACACCAGATTTCATTAACTTAGCTCTAGCAGAATTCCTGCTACTTCTACGTTTAATTTGATCTTTTTTACCCTGGTAGTTATCATACTCTTTACGATAATTACGTCCAGTAGATTTATTACGCATCCGTTTACCGGATACAGGATGTTTAGTTGCCATATTAACTAGGAGGCGCTTGGCTAAACAAACGAGTTACTCATCTTGCGCCCATAACTGGAGCGCAAGATCATCAATTGTAGCCGCAAGCGCAACTTCGTATTGCGAGAGGATGCTGAATATCCGAGCGTTGTTATCGGTGAACGCGGGGCTGAAACTGATTTCCTCTATAGCCCGGACCAAAACATTCACTGTTCTAGCGTGCCACTTGCTGAACTCATCCAGGAACTCCTGTGAAACTCCGGCGGCGATAACGTCTTTAGAGTACGAAACCACAGTTTCGTTGAGGTTCCGGGTCAGAACGGAATGCAACTGTTGAGCGTTCATCTCCTCAAACCTGTTTTGCTCAACGAGTCTACTGAGAGCGCGGTAAAAGGCTCGGAACTTTATATCGAGAAGAGTTCGTGCCTCCTCGGAGATTTGAAGTCCTGGTATAACAATACGGACCCAACTGTCCTCATGAACAAAGAATCCGTGATCTCGCAGCATTGAGGCATCAATACGACCGTCCTTATATGCCTGCTCAACACGTCTTTCTTCCATGTATCCTTGAGTCGCAATAACGGCTAGGGGACTCAGGCCAGTTACAAACGCAACAACTATGGGAATGGT